GTTCCCACTATTTTCCTGTCTTATCTCTTTCGAGCTTATTCCGGTCCGAGCGATGCTCAGATGCAGGTTCAATAATGTTCAACAGAGTCCCCTCTTCCCGTATTAATAGGGTTGAGGCTCTGCATTATATTATAAGTCAAGTCCGTCGGTGTGAAGGTTAGTCTCCTAGGTTACCCTGGGATTCCGACCATGCCACACACGCTGAGGCATAAAGAACAGAGAAACATTACTCTGGTCCTGCCTAACCACCTTACTCCGCTAGCCGGGTCGACTAATCAGTCTTTAAACCGCCTCGACATCACCTAGCGTCCCAGTCTCAAATATAACAACTTATGTATCCACTGAATTCCACGCAACTCCCTCCGTACGCGCTTTCATCAGCTTATTCATAAGCCACTGGTTGAATTATTCGTTCAAGCAGGGAAGGTTAGGAGAGCTTTGCACGTAAGATCGGGCTTTAATCCCTAAACCGGTTGGCGCGCCCTGCTTTTGGCAAGACGTTGAGCTCCGGTGCTCCCTACTCTGCTCCCCCACCTCGCAAACGTGCTTCAGGCCCGACGTGTTAGCTTATCGCTAACCTTTTGTGGATCGGAACACTCGCGAGTACATATTCCACCTCTTCAAATCACTGCCTACCGTATCCGAAGCTTTCACTCCGGACGAAATAAACAGAGACCGAGGAAGCGGTAATGCACCGAGATCTTTCTCCAATTTGGTTACTCGATCCCAAAGAAGTTCGATATCAGGAGTTTCACCTGACTCTAGTTCTTCCGCCATGGCCCTTAAATCTCTGGCATCACATACTACATCTAAGAAGGCTTCTCGGTACACTGTCTCGTTCAGAGAATCCACGATATGTTGCGAAACATCCGTAGAGACTCCGGCGTGGACAATAGTCCGATCGGCCCCCCGTGATACAGTACCATAATGCTCCCGATCTCGATGCACGGTCCCTAACCTCTTAGCCTCAGCTATTAGAGGTTGGAGACGGTCCAGAACTTCAAGAATTGCTTTCTTCTCTTGTTCCAAGAACATCTTAATCAGCGCAGCAACCTTTGCTTCACCTTGTGCATACCAGCTGCCCCACGATCGTAGGGCTAACCAATTCTGCAGTCCGGGATGCGCAGGCATATGCGGAGACGTAAAGGCTGCGATATAGTTTCTCAACCGCTTAGAAAGAGTTACAAGGCGCGCATTAGCGCCACCTTTTGCTCGATAACCATAACCTAAGAAAGACAAATACTTTCCAAGACTTAGTTTGTATTTCTTAACGAGTTCGAGAAGGTTGGGCAAGTGCGCCCTAGCCGTCAAGCACTCGAGAAGAGATACAGCACTAACATCCACACCATCTAGGTATGTACGTTTTGCAAATTCGAACCCCTTTCCACGCGGAGATATCAAGGATTTATGAAGGGATATTGCAACTCCTAAAGATTGCATTATACCAACATACTCCCTTGCTACATCGGTTCCAAGAATTACGACGTCATCTCCAAGGACGGCGTAATCCTCGTACCATGTGAATGCTCCTAAACCTCGTTTACGAAGTACGCGATACCATGACCACTGTACTATACAGTGATGAATTAATGCTAACAGTGCCCAAGAGGACAGGGCACCCATTGGCTGACCGGTAGTGTACATTACCTTCTGCGGTTTGATCCCAAGATCAGACCGTTTAGGAATCATATACTCCCGTGCGACCAATAGGCAACCCCATACCTCAGCCCCCCAAGCGCCTAATATTGGCGATAGGAGGACTTTCTGGAACACTAATGGTAATCTATCCGTCGCGGACGACAGATCGAAAGAATAGAGAGCCCAAGCCTTGGTATTTCTTACATCACCCGGGAGACGCTTTGTCACCCGAGGTATGAAGGAACCAGGAGCCTTGTAATCCTCCCGAAGCTTAGACTGACGATCCACCAAATGATCAAGCGGTTTTACCTGATCAAAGGTACCATCCTGTGGGATTTCTCCCAACGTTTGGAAGACTGCCTTATGTAGAGGGTCTAACACCCACTGCGTAAAGCAATCAACCATAGCAAAAACTCTAACTTTCCCCGCCGCTTCCGTTTTAAATCCTAGTTTTCCTAAGACAAAGTTGACTCCAACGGAGAACTTACGACCGACCTCTGGAAGACATTCCATGAGATCCTGACCGCCCGAGATGACTTCACCTCGTTTGGTCAGAGTCAGTCGCTTGTCCCGCGGATCAGCAGGCCCTGCGGCCCACTGGTCTATTCTGTTAAGAACCCAAATATTACCGGTCATCTTACACCAAGCCTCCAAGAGTGGATAGAGAGCTTGAGCGTAGGAAGACTTCCATACTCGTGCAGATAACAGAATCGCTAGAGGAGATGTGCTTAACACTCTCACACCACCTTGTCCTAGAACCACTGGGGTTGACTTACTAATCATAAAGGGTTTCGCACGAAGTCCCTTTAGGAATGATAGAGGTCCCTCCCAGAGGGCATCAGTAATAGAACCATCAACCGACCACTTATTCTTGATCCACATATAAAATATAGATGTGAAGGAAGAAAACTCAGACAACAGACGCGTGTCTGCTGTTGAGAGATCCGTTATCGTTCGAAGGTTAACCTTCCCCGGGATATCGATTACTCGATAAACCGAGAATAAGGAAAGCCAGAGGCGTATAACCCCTTTATTTCCCTTTCTGATACACTCTCGATGGTGAACCGGAATTAGAGATGGTAAACCTCCACCTCTTGTACGGCTAACCCGGGCCCCTAAAGTGCCCGTGTCGGAAAGTTTCTGGCCACAAATAGATTGCTGAAGAAGAACATGACATGCCTTTAGGTATTTCACCGTAAAGGTCAGGCCTGACTTCTTCCACATTCTATTCAATGCGCTCGCGTATCGTAACAAGGTTTTCACCACATAAATACTTGACTTAATACCCAATACAGAAGGAAAATAAAGTAATACCTTAAGTAAAGGGCGACCAAAGTTTCCTTTGATCATACCATTAATCGATCCTACCATCTGTCGCAACCTACTTTGCAGGCGGTCAACCTTAAATAAGTTGTTCGCTTTGCTAAATATAGAGTGTGTCATGATGATAAGATAAAATCGGATTTTCACCGATATCGATTAACCCCGGTTTCCGGCAACATCTTTATGAGAGGTTGCCTGGGCCGCAGGTAGTCTAGGAAGACGTAAGTCGTACTTACATAGGTTTAACTAACCTTATTGTTAGTACCAAGATGACCCCCTCAAGGAGAGATTCTCCTAGAAACAAGAATAGGTTTGCAATAACCACACTCTGGATCCTAGAATTACTCAAAAGTAATTAAACTCCTCGATATTGTCACCTCAGTATTACAACCGATTAGCTGCCTCCGAGGCATGTCTGATCCTACTTCTTATTCCGTTTCCGAATATAATCCATAGCTAAGACGATGCCGCGTCCTAATGGCGCGTGGGGACTACCCAGCAGATGCATAACTCGAAAGAGTGGTATTCGAACCATACATCGCTAAGATAGCCGGCAAGGCTGTCTTACCGAGAGAGGAATTGCTTCCCC